TCACGCCATGGGGCGCCGCCCGGCAACAGACTGGGGGCAGGTACTGCCGAGCGGCTGACCGTCGCCGGCGGGGGAGCCGTAACGGTCATAACTGGATCCCTCGCCGATGATATTCGGGCGGCGGCGGGATAAAGAAGCCCTGGCGTTTGGGTTCAGGCCGCACGCGCCGCGGCACATGCTGCCAAGCCAGGGCGAGGTAGCGGAACGAGTCGGCCGGATGCGATGTCCAGTCGTGCACATCGGTCGGCAGGAAGGCTTTTTTCTCATCATCCCACTTGCGGCAGTATTGCTCGAGTGCTGCGACCAGCGTGGTTTCGGTGCGCGGATGGAAGACACAGAACGGCAAGGTGCGGCGCGCGGCGTTGATTCCGTCCTGGACCTTGGCCAACGGGATCTTGATCGGTTTCATGCCGAGCTCGCGCATGGCCTCGATGCGGGTTTTGCCGACGATCCATTCCATAACCTTGATATCGTGCGGCACGTAGTCGTGGCCGTGCCTCCAGCCATGTTCGGCCTCGCGTTCGCGGATCACGTCGACGTAGTGGTCGAGACCGACTTGGGAGTTGGCGTAGTGGTCGAGGATATTGATCTGGCCCGATGGCGCGACCTGAAACCAGATAATCGACGTATCGTCCGTGGTGCCGATGTCCCAACTGCGATGAACGTATTCGTTCGGCAACGCGTCGATCTCGAGGATGCGGCCTTCGTCACGCACTTCCTGCATCTCGAGGGCATAGTAGGCGCCGAGGATCGCGGCATTCCAATTGCACAGATATTCTTGTTCGTACTGCGCGCGGCCGACGTCGGCGCCGTGCAGCGCGATGTACTCGGCCCGGATCTCCTCGAGTTGCGCCTCGGTCAGCGCGCCGGTCGTCTTGGCCGTCAGCAGTTCGCAATACCATTCATTGGATTTGCGCGCGTGATCGTACATGGTCTTGGCATGATTGCGACCGCGCGGCGTGGTGATGAATACGGCCCAGCCGTCGTTCTCCTCGATCATGGGTTTGTGATAGCCCCACGCCGCCGGGTTCGAGAGGCTGTACTCACTGTAAGTCAGGCCGACCGCGGACGAGCCCACGGTCGCGTTGTAGCGGTCCGATCCGATGATTTGCCACGTGGAAGCGTTCTTGAGCCGGATCAGCATCTGAGAGTCGTTGGTGTTGTCGCGGATCTCAACCGGGAACGCCTCATCGATGCGGCGTTTGCCGGTATGGGCGTTAATGCTGTTCCAGATGGCTTTGCGGCCCTGCTCGTACTCGGGCAGGCAGTGCCAATAATTGCCGACCCGCTCGATCATCGAGACCGCGGCGTGATGCATGCAGATCTCGTCCTTGCCGGCGCGCCTGTGCCACACCGCCATGGCGCGTTTGCCGCCGGTCTGGAGATACGTCCACAGCTTCATCTGGTGCGGTCGAGGTGACCACCCGAGATGCGGCACGTGGATGTCGCTCATGAACCTGCGTCGTCGTCCTGTGTGATGGTGACGGGTGGGGGCGGGGCTTCTAGGATCTTGCGCACGGTGATGCGGATCTCGTTGGATCCGTCTTCGCCGCCGACGAGGGGTTGCGCCACTTTGCCCCAGCCGCGGTCGAAGAGTTCGCGGATGGCCGCGACGCGCGCGGCGGATTTACATTTTTTGGATTTGGCTATTTCGGTGAGGATGCGAATGCCCATGGCGGTTTTCCCGCGGGCCATGGTGCGTATTTCTAAAGGTGTTCTGGGCACTTGCGAACTTTCGGGCCCCACGCGGGTTCCGACCCCTGAAACGCGAAAGCCCCACCAGGGGTAGGGCTTAGACGAATTTAGACCGCTATATTTCGGAAGTAATCCCGTTTTAGGAGATTGTCAAGCTTGTTCCGCCAGAGCGGCCTTCGCGGCCTCGTGAAGGATGCGAACGCGCGCGATGACGACCGCGACCGACATGTTCGGATCTTTCGGATCTTTAAGGGTTCTCCCGGCCGCGTTCAACGCTTCATGAACTTGACATGGCGCCGTGTCTAGGGCGTCCAGCAATTCGGCGGAGGCTTTGATGACGGCCCGGAGCTCCTTTTGGAGGGTGGTTTTCTTGGCGGCTTTCTCGCGCGTCATATCTGCGGCCTTGTCTTGGTGAGGATCATGAGCTGCAGCAATAGGACAATGGCGGTGTGAACCTCGACTTCACCTGAGATCATGCGGCGCATGGTGCGGGGGGAGAGGCCGAGCCAGGTGGCGCCGGCGAGTTGGGAGAGGCCGAGTTTCTTGAGGGCGGCCTTGAGTTGGGCTGGGGTCATGGTGCGGTTGGACTGCCAGGTCATTTCGGCAAGACCCAGGTCTTGGAGATGCGGCGTGCGGACCATTGGGCATAGCGGCGGGCGAGGTGCGCGCTCCAGTTCATGAATTTTGTAAGCCCGACGGCCAGCATCAGCAGCGGATAGGCCGACAGGCGCCAGATCCATCTGAGCAGATAGAAGTAGAGCGCGCACGCACCGACGGCCCCGAGGAGGTTTCCGATATCGTTCATCATGGCTTGTAGTGATTCAGGAGCCAGAACAGGATGCCCGTATATCCGGCGCCCATGAAGAACATGAGACCTGCGAGGCGATAGAAGAGCCCGTCGATTTTCGTTTCAAGACGGTCGATTCTGGTTGCGAGGCCGTCACCTTTATTTGCGACGCCGTCGATTTTATTTGAAAGTCTGCTTTCGACGAGGCCGAGGCGCATATCGAGATAATCTCGCGTCACCAATCCCCCGCCGAGCCGTTCGTTGGCATGCGCGACGAGGTCGGCGAGTTGAGGATCCATCCCCAGCCGTTTGAGTTCCTCGCGGTATGCGATGGTGTCCATTATTGATCACGCAATTCGAGCCGGGCTTCGATACGAGCCACTCTTTCTTCAAGGCTTTCCACGCGCGAGGAGAAACGGAACATATCCCTATGAATGAGGGTGATGTGTTCGTCGATGGATGACATGTGCGCCTTTATTTCCGCAATGTCTTTCTCCATGCGGCTCATGCGAGCTTGCATATCCTTCAGCGTTTCGAACATCAGTGTAAAGTCTGCGTCGGTCATATCTTTATCCCAGGTTGTACTCCCCTTCATAGGCCATTTTGGCCGCACATTCAAGGAATATTATGTTCAAAAAAGGTGAATTCAGGCCTTGTCCATGCGGCCAGAATGGCCTAGTTTGCGCGCCTCGCACAAACAGAGGGATACAGATGTTCAAGCGTGGATTAGCGATACTCTGCTCGGTTGCCCTGGTCACAGGCTGCGTCGCGCCGTCGCAAGCTTTCCTCACCTCCATGACCGCGCAATGCACGAGCGGCGATCAATCGGCATGCAACCAGCTCCCGGGCCTGCGGGCGCAGGTCTCGGCCGAACACCAGCAGCAGACCAACCAGTTCCTGCTGGGCATGGGGGCGGTCGCCCTTGGGGCCGCGGCCGCGGCTGCGTCCCAGCCACGCACCGAGTACGTCGTGGTGTGCCCGCGCTGGCGTTACTACTGTTGAGACGTCCCCATGAGCGCCAGCACCATCGTCAAGATTCAGCGTCCCGCCGACGGTGCCCATGACGGTCCGTGGTTGGTTTCGAGCCAGGACGTTCGCATCATGCTGATGGTGCCCGAGGCCTGCTTCTCCAAGCGCGTCCGCGCGATCATTAACCTGACCGGTCACGGCTATTTTCGGGCCACCGTCCATGACGGCAAGATCGACGTCGACGGCAACGGCCTCTACAGGATCAACACCCACCTCGTGAAACGCAAGTTCAAGTGGTAATCAGAGCCCGTACACCCCCCTAAGGACGTCAAGGGAGGCGCGGTAGGCTTCGACGGTGACGCTCCCCTGGTGCTCGCAGAGGATCCGCTCGACGTCCCTGACGAGGGGGCCGAGGGCCTTCAGCACGGCTTCGAACCTTTCTACCATTAAAACGTCCTCCTCCTCACGCCTCTCCTTTTGAGCGCGCCTCTCCCCGCGGCTGTGAAGCCCGCCAGGCGCTAAGATCGCGGCCCGGTACTTGGCCAGGGTCACGAGGTAGAGCTCGCCGGCGACGTACTGTGGCCCCGTGATGACCCCCTCCAGGAACAACCGGCCATGGAGGGTGGCGGCGCGGGGGTCTGACCCGTAGCCGCGGCGGTGGGGGAGGTCGGGCGGGGGCAGCGGTTTGGGTTTGGGTTTGCCGGAAGGATAACGCGCCACGAGCTTGCGTTTCCGGCCTGAAAGACGCATGACGGCCCCTTATGCCAAGGGCCGCCGGTGGCGAACGTGGGGTGCGGAGGGAGTTTAGCTAGAACCGCAAGAACCGCCAAGGCGCTCGTAATATGTAAGCATCCAAACCAGACACTTTTTCAGTTTGTTTTCTTGTCTGGCGTAGATCTCGTCTTGCCCGATTTTGCCGCTGAACCATAAGATATCAAGAGCGGCCATAATTTCATCTTTTGACATATCTTTAGAAACGGCTTGGCAAAGTTCCTCCTGCGTCATATCCGGCGTAGCCCTGATTTCCGCTAAGACCAGGCAGGCTTGCGCCTGTTGTATTGCGGCGCGGCATTCTGCCGGCGTTGAATGGAGTAGCGGATGATCATGATTTAAGTTAACCTTGCGCCACGCGCTGCGGATTCTCGCCATCTCATTCGCCATATCAGCGGTTTTCGTCATAGACGTTCTCCAGTTGGTTGTTTAGGGCGAAATTTTCACAGAATACAATTTTCATATCGACCAGGTTAGTGCGGTTAGTGCAACGAGGCATGCCTGTATAGGCATTTTAAGGTCTAAAACGACACCCTCGTTGCACTAACCGCACTAACTGGCTGTTTTAACCATATATATATGATATATATATAGAATACGTGCTTATGTTAGTGCAACAAATTGCCTAAAAAGTGTTGCACTAACCTCCCGCTTCCATCACTAACTATCCGCTTTAGTTGAGCCATTAACTAGAAAATATTCTAAAAATTAGGGGTTAGTGCAAAATTTCGAGGTTAGTGCAACAGTTAATGCAACACCTCACTGATCCTCTAAGTGCGCGCGCGTGTACCACGTTGTCGGAGGACCGCCGTTTGGGCCCGGCACCGTTCTTTCAACCGTTATTTCACCGGCCTCGGCCATGGCCTTGAGGACGTTCTCCATCTCCGGCGTGCGGTAGCGATGATTGAGGCCGCGAATGAGGCGCATGCGGCTGATCCGCTTCGGCCAGATGGCCCGTCTCAGGGCGTTGGCGATCTGCTGGGTCTCGCTGTCGGCGATGTAGAAAGCGGCATCCTCAGCCAGTTTACGCGTTGACCACATGGCGACTTCGCGCGCCCACGTCATGTCACCGATTTCGACCGTCATCGACCCGCGCCCGATGGCGACGATGGTTGCCAGGCGGATTGCGTTCTCCGCGGTCCTGGCCAGGAAGGGCGCCTTCGACGGGTCGGCCTGCTCCATGGCCCGGATTTCACGAATGAAGGCCATGCGGGCCGCTGCCGCGTCAGGCGCGATGTCGAGACACTTGAATACCGGCATTACGGTTGATTGCAAAAGCATGTTGAGGGGGCCGCAGTCATAGATAGCCTTAAGACCAGTGGTGATGGCGACCGGTACCTCGTTCGAAACGGGGGGGACGCGTTCCTCTGGCCGGGCACTCGTCTGGAATAGCAAAAATCTGTTCAGGAATCCGTTGATGACGTCCGGCCCCTTTAGGCCGGCGTAGAACTCCTCACGCGTAGACACCCCGTAGATCGAGAGGGATGGGGCCTCGATGGGACCGACGTCATACGTGGCGTATTCGTTGACCGGCAAATTGTCGAACGAGGCGCCCCAGGCTTTCCGCAGGACAGCCAGCACCTCGCTCTCATGGCTACCTGCCTTGAAGCTGTTGACGCGGCCTAAGAACGCCCCGAACTCGTCCACGCGGCAAACGGACAAGGGTTGTCTGGTCAATACCTTGATAATGGACGAGGTAGACCCAAACCCACCTGGCCCGAGGTGAGCCTTAAGGCCGGCGGCCTTCAGGACCCTTCCGATACATGACCGAGGCCAATCCTTACCGGCCCCGGATGGGGCCAGTCCGATGACATAAAGATGTGTGCCTGACTTGCTCGGTCCGGCGAGGTGACGTCCTGCCGCGGTCCCCACCACCGTCACGGCGGCCCCGAGTGAGAGGATGGGTTGGGGCATGATGGACGTATCGGTGATCCATTTAGCAATGTCGCCAACAAGGCCCGGCACGTTGAGGAGGTGGGTGGGGAATTCACCGACCATGGAATTCTGCTCTACCTTCGCCTCTACCTTGTGTGAGATAATACTTTTGGCAATTTCCGCACCCGCGGCTGCAACCGCTGCTCCGTCGTCCCAGCCTAGGCTTTCCGGCGTCATCCCCAATCGCTCGCACAGCCAGAAGGCGGCCTTTACGGCATCCGCCGCCGCGCCGTATTCGATGACCATGTCGATGGCGGTCTTGCCCTCCTCGAGCCCGAAATCCCGGATCCCGGTCGGGGCGTAGGAGATGTCCTCCTGGAGGGGACGTCCCAGGTCCGCCGACGACACCCGCCAGGCCGCGGTCCCCGGTTGGAATTTGGCCTCGGGGTGCAGGGCCGGGACCCACGTATCCAGACGTGTAAGGGCTGCTGTGTTCACCTCGCGGAAGAAGTCGGGACCATGATCGTGGCCGTTTCCACCCCCGAATTGACCCCGCGCCGAAAGGTCTAACTTGGGGGTGGACGGCGGGGCGATTTTCGGCGTGGGCCGCGCCGCCTCAACCCTGGCACGTAAAATTGCCTCGGTACGGGGGGCGGTAAGGATGTCCGCCGGCGTCGTCCGGACGTGGTGCCCGGTCACGATCAGATAGCGCGCCGAGCGGTAGACCTCGACCCCGGCCCCATTGTCCTTGAACGTCTTGGCGACCTTGCCCCGCCAGAACAGGTGCACGCCCGTGCCCGAGATGCTGATCTCGGCATAGGTCTCCTTCAGATCGAGGATCTCCTGCGCCCAGGGTTCGAGTTGGCCGGTCTTGGGATCGCGGCAATGGTCCAGGTCCACCCCAGTGAGGCCATCGGTCTCGGTCAGGACGAAGCCGACCCCGTCATGACGGCGCCGCCGGGCCTGGGCCATGGCTTGGTCATATGTCCCCCAATGGGCGGGGTTGGTGACCGAGGCCCCAAGCCCGTTATGAGGCGACATTGGAATTTTTGTTTTGCGGCCGTCGCGTTCGGCCCAGCGCCAGCACAACCATTGGCGCAGGGCTTGCAACGTCCGCATGGCGGGAAGATTGGGGAGCTCGTCCATGACGCCGTTCAGTAGGGGATGGTATCCTTAAGGGTTGCGCGGTTGTACTCGGCCACGACCCATTGCACGAAGGCGGCGACCTCCTCGGGTTTGAGCACCAGCGGGCCCTCGGCCAGGACCTGGTCGGCGATTTTCTCGCAGGCTTGTCTGTCTTCCTCATTCATAGGCGAGCTCCCTGGTGTGACTTCCAATGACCTTGAAATATTTGCCGTCGCGTTCGATCAGGATTTCATCGACCGGCTGGATTTGATGTTTGCGTCCTAGCGCCTCGGCCACGGTGAGAGGAGCCACTCCCGTCGCATTGCGCGCCCACCATTGGCGCGCCTTGTCGCGCGGATAGCCCTGGTGCTCGAAACAGATCCACTGCGAATAGACATTGAAACCGCAGCGGTAATCGACCCGCAGCGACGCCGGCTTGCCGAACTTCTCGTGGCGTGAATAGCTGACGTGTCCCACGGCCACCCACTTTGGCTTAGGGTCGGCTAAGATGGCGTTGTCGGCATCGGCTAAGATGGCATGTTGCGGCACGCGTGGTTTGATGACGGGCACAGGCCATTCATAACCGCACGTTGGACATTCCATGATGCCGCGTTCGACCAGGGTGTGACACTTTGGGCATTCCTTGGCTTCATCGTCCCCCGTTCCCCGCTTCTTTGTCCCCGTGATCAGATCGACCGGGCCGTGACGCATGGTATTTCCGGCGAAATCGAGCACCAGGCAATTCGCTTTACCGTCCGCGTTTCTTGACCCGCGGCCGACCTGCTGCACGAACAAACCCGGCGACATGGTGGGGCGCAGAAGGCAGATCATATCCACCCCAGGCACATTGAAGCCGGTGCCGAGCACCATCACCGAGACCAGGCACTTCAGATCACCGGCGCGGAATTGTTGGATGAGGCTGTCTCGTTCTGCCCGCGGCATGTTGCCGACGACGGTTTCACATGAAACACCGCGCGAACGGATCTCCTCGGCGACATTCAAGGCATGACTGACACCAACACAGAACACCAGCCAGGCGCTTCTTGAGGCCCCATATTCGACAATTTCATTCACGGCCCCTTTCGTGATCCAGTCCTTATCGATCGCGATCTCGAGTTGGCCTGGGATGAAATCGCCGCCGCGCATACCGACGCCGGAAACGTCGAGCTTCTGGCTGGTGGCCTTGCTGATAAGAGGGCACAGATACTTTTGATCGATCAGCCGGCGCAGCGGCGCCTCATAGACGACGGTCTCGAAAATGCGATCCTCGCCCTCATCGAGCCGTCCTGAATCAAGCCTATAAGGCGTGGCCGTAAGGCCCACGATGCGCATGTCGGGCGTCTTTCGCCACAGCGACGTGATGAACTTTTGATAGAGGGTAGAAGATGAACGGGGAATAAGGTGCGATTCGTCTACGATCAACAGATCGACCGGACCGATGTCTTTCCCCCACACCGATTGGATGCCACAGAACAGGATCTGGGCTGAAACGTCACGCTGTCTCAGACCCGCGGAATAGATGCCGGCGGGCGCCTCGGGCCAGAGCGCCATGAGCTCGGCGTAATCCTGCGCGATCAGTTCCTTGACGTGGGTCGCGATCGCGATCCTCATCTTGGGATAATCGCGCAGGACTTCCTGACACAGCGCCGCCATCACCAGCGATTTGCCGGATCCGGTCGGCAGAACGATTAGACTGTTGCCGCCGCCTTTGTCCCAATAGGCGTGCTGGGCATCGAGAGCGTCACGTTGGTAGTTTCGGAGTGTGAACATTGATCCACCCACTCTGACCCATCACCCATTTTGTAAGTGATGGTGCGTGCTCGCGCGTCGGCGTCGACCTGTTCGCCCGGCACCAGGGATGGCAAGTAAACGTGATCCTCACACCCGGCCAGTTGCTCGGCGAAGGTCAAGGATTTGTCCTTGAGTTCGCACCGCCAGCCTCCTTCAACTGGCGTCGATGAGATACAGGTACGGCAATTGCGGCGGGTAAACTGACCCTCGTGGCAGACCGTCTTGGCCGGGCACCAACCGCACGCGAACGCCGATTTAGCCTTGGGATCCTCATAGAGTTTCGGCGGGGCGGCGTGCGCCTTGATGGTGCGCTCCGCGCGCCGCAGGATGATCTCAGATTGTTTCGCATCATACGGCACACGTTCGACATAGATGCTGTCGTCGTTCTTGTTTACCGCGACGTACAGCGCCCATGATGCCTTGGTGTGATGCATGTAGAGTTGCATCTGCACCACATGGCCGGGCTTGGATTTGGCCACACCGTCCTTAACCAGGCTTTTAAAGCTCTTGTCGTTGTGGGTCTTGACCTCGAGCACGTGCTCCAGACCCGGAGCTTCGGGGATATTGTTCACAACGCCGTCGAGATGACCCTGCAGATGACCGCCGAACGCGGTGAACTTCTTCTGTTGATCGCTGACCGTAATGCCGGCCTCGTTGAGTTCGGCGACGATGCGATCCTCCTCGCGATGGCCGGTCTGGAACAGCCGCAGTTTTCGCCCCTCCAGCTGTTCGGGTGGATACGCAAGGCGGAACTGGTACCAGAGCGCGCGGTCGCACTCGGTGCCCATGATCGAGGCACCGAGATAAGCACGTTCATGAACAGGTTGGTTTTCGTAAACCTTATAGATGGCGTCGGCCGTGAGCGCCAACGGCTGGGGTATCGGAGGCATGGGAAGATCCTAATTCGAGCGGTTGACGAGCCACGGCTTGGTCGCGGCGGGTTTGGCGGCAGCGGGTTTGGGCGTCACTCCCGCCCGCGCCTTGTACCGCACGGAATTGCTCGGACCGTATTTATCGTTGCCGGGCCTGATCGTCACATGCCCGATGAACGGCTTAAAATGCAGGCTTGACGAGTCGGTGATGTGCATCACGTTGATGGCGAGGCACAGATCCGCCAGCGCCCGTTCGGCGATGCGCTGCGCATCGCTATTAGGGTTGCGGATGTTGAGCCGATCCCATACGCGACGATTGGCGTAAGGGCCGTCAAGAACTTCAAGTGTGAGCACAAGCTGATCGCCGTTGCCTTTCTTGGTCGGCTTCACCTCGCTGTCGACCACCTGCATGTTGTAGTCACCCGCCGGCAATGGTTCAAACGAACGGTTGTCCTCGGGGATCTCATTTGGATTGAATTCTAACTGGGCCATGATGTGTGTTCCTTACTCGGCCGCGAGCGCGACGGGCGCGCCGGGGAAGTAACCAGCCAGCGCCTCATAGCCGTGGCCGCGATCAAGCATGATCTTATCGGGGATGCCGTAACGGTTCTTGGCGACGAAGCTGGGCCTGGGAGCCGTATAGAGCCAGCGGTTGCCGCCGCCATCGGCGCGGTGCCGTTGGTTGTCCTTCTGACCTTCCGATTTGATCGAAACATCCTGGTTGAGAAGGAAGATGTTATCGACCTCGTCCTGAAAGATCCCGATCGCGCGCTTGTGCAGGCGGATGTCGTAACGGCTGTAGCTCTGTGTCATCGGGTCGTCGACCGTGTTGATCGTGCTGTGCGCGATGTAGACCACATGCATCTTCTTGTCGCGGCGCAGGGCATTGAGGCCTTCGATGATGTCCCGCCAGTAGGCGTCGAGCGCGATGTAGCCTTTGCCAT